CTACTGGGCCTCTTTTTCGCCTGAGATTGAAGGCTTCCGTGCTGATCTCTCCGTAACGGCAATCTGCCGTTCGTTGGGGTGAGGCAGAGGGAATTCCCAGGATACGAGACTCATTTCAAAGGTCCTCTAACCGGCGAGTCATTACGGGGCGGCCAAGCGGTCGCCCTTTATCTTATGGAAAACACGGACTGACCGATGGCCAGAGCCAAGCACACCTATTCCATCCGCCTCACGGTAGACGGCGGCGGCAAGGTCAAGGCCGAGCTCATGGACGTCGGCCGGACCGGCGACAAGTCCCTTAAACAAATCGGGACATCCAGCAAGGCGGCGTCCCGGGGGCTCTCCAGGCTCTCCGATCGCGCCCAATCCCTGGGGCGGAATATGAAGTTCCTCTACGGCGCGATTGCCGCAGCAGGGGCCGTCCGCGGCTTGCACGAGATGGTGAAGCTGTATGCCGACTTCGAGGCCGGGCTGATCGGCGTCGGCAAGACCGCAAACCTGTCCAAGACCGAACTGGCGTCCTTGGGCCAGGACATCGACGCCCTTTCCAAACGTATTCCGGTGGCCACCGACGAGCTGTTGGCCATTGCCCAGAGCGCTGGTCAACTGGGGGTGAAGGGAGCCGCCAATATCCTGAAGTTCACCGAGACCGTCGCCAAGCTCGGTACGGCAACGGACCTGTCGGGCAATGACGCGGCAATAGCCCTGGCGCGCATTCTCAATATCACCGGCGAAGCCATGGGCACGGTCGATGTGCTGGGATCGGTGATCGTCGCGCTGGGCAACAACTTCGCGGCGACGGAAAGCCAGATCGCCGAAATGGCCACGGAGATCGCCCGTGGCGCCGCCGTCTTCGGGGTGAGTTCCGCTGAAGCCACGGCATTGGCCGCGGCGATGGCCGCCGTCGGCGTCAAGTCGGAGGTGGCCGGCACCTCCGTCGGGCGGGTCATGCGCATGATGGACGCCGCCGTCCGCAGCGGTGGGGAGCATCTGGAGATACTCACCAAGATCACCGGCAGGACCGGTGAGGAGATCAAGAGGTTGTTCCAAAAGGATTCCACGGCGGCCTTTGTCCTGTTCATCGAGGGACTGAAGCGGGTCAGCGACGCCGGCGGCTCGACGGCGGACGCCATGGCGGCATTGGGCCTCGCCGACCAGCGTCTGCTAAAGACCATCCCGGTGCTGGCGAACCGCGCCGACCTGCTGGCCCAGGCTCTCGAACTTGCCAACCGCGAGACCGAAAACGCCACCGCGTTGAACGAGGAAGCGGCGAGAGCCTTCGAAAGCCTGAACAATCAAACGGAGTTGATGTGGAACAACATCAAATCCCTGGCGCGGTCCATCGGCGAAGACCTGGCGCCCGGCGTTGCCGCCGCCGCCCGGGAACTGGCCGGGCTCGCCGGCCAGGCAAGTGTCGCCTACGAACAACTCAAGCTCCTGGCCCAGGGGGATTACAACTTCGAGGGTTTGAGCCTCGGGAGCACCCGGGCCATCGTCGAGGAACGCCGCGCCGAACTCCAGGAGATCGCCCGAGAATTGAAGGAACTCGGCGACGTCGGGTTCCTGGACGATCCACTCGGTTGGGGCCGCAAGGTGGCCCTGGAACGCCAATTGGAAGAAAAAACGGCCGTCTACCGGCAATGGGCGGCAAAGCTGGCGTGGATGCAGAGGGACAAGGGAGGCACGCCTGGACCGGCGGCCGACTCCGGCGCCCCCTCTGGTTCCGTTGAATTGGACATCAAGGCGGCCCAGGACCGGGCCAAGCGGGTCTCGCAAATTGAGAAGGACCTGCAGCGGCAACTGTTCACCCTGACCCACCAGGGGGCGGACCGCATCCGGGCCGAGTACGAACGGCTGGCCAAGGACGTAATGGCGTTGTTGGCCCCGGACGGAAGCAACCAAGCCGAAGTGGATGCACTGATAATCCAAGCGGCGTCGGTCCGCGACGCCAAGCTGGCGAGACTGGCGACCAAGGAACAGAAGGCATCTGAGCGGATCGCGGAAGCCAACCGGAAAGTCATCGAAGGGCTTCGAGCCGAGCATGACGCGCTCGCCATGACCGATCGGCAGCGGTTCGTCTCCCAGGCTCTGCGGCGGTTATCCGCCGAGGCGACCGATGCCGAGCGCGGGCAGGTGCGGGAACTGGCCAGCGCCCTGTTCGACGAGCAACAAGCTATAGAGGCCCGGAACAAGGCCGAGCAAGAAGCGGCAAAGCTGAAAGAGAAAGGCCGCGTCCTCACCGAGCGTCTGCGAACAGCCGAGGAATCCTATAAGGCGGAGATCGCGGACCTGAATGAACTATTGAAGGAAGGGGCGATTGCTCAAGAGACCTTCGCCCGGGCTTCCGAGGATGCCCATGACCGCATGCTGCGCGCCAGCCGGGAATGGTCGGCCGGCGTGATCCGGGCCTTGCGCGATTACGCCGACGAGGCGTCCAACGCCGCCAAACAGTTCGAACAGGTCACGACCCGGTCGTTGAAGGCCGGCGAGGACGCTTTCGTGAAGTGGGCGACCACTGGCAAGTTCAGCGCCGTCGACCTGTTCAACACCATCGCCGAGGAGGCCTTGCGCGCCGCCTACCGCATGGCCGTCATCAAGCCGTTCAGCGGCTTCCTGGAAAACGTGTTCGGAGCCATAGGAAATAATCTGTTCGGAGGTGGCGGGACCATTCAAGACGCCGGCGGCGGGCCGGTACAGATCGCCCATACCGGCGGCGTCATCGGGATCGACCATCTTGCCGCCCGTTCCGTTGATCCGGCGGTGTTCAACAATGCTCCACGCTTCCATTCCGGCGGTGTGGTCGGCAACGAAGTTCCCATCATCGCCAAGCGTGGCGAGACCGTATTCACGCCCGGCCAAATGCGGGCGCTGGGCGCGGGCCTCCTTGGCGCAAGAAGGGGGCAAAAACCGGAGGTCAAGGTTGTCGTCAACGTGGACAACCGGGCGCCGGGAACGGAAGCCAAGGTTCAAACACGCCGGGACGGTAACGGCAACCTCGGCCTGGACATCGTCGTTGAGAAAGTCGAGGGACGGCTTTCCCGCAACATCGGCCGAGGCGAGGGACTGGCTCCCACCCTGGAGCGCCGATACGGTCTCAACCCGGCGGCGGGGAGTTATTGATGATTGTTTCCTGGCCGGAGAATTTGCCATTACCGAGTATCGAAGGCTACGGCGTTCATCCGGGCGAGGCGATCCTTCGCACCGAGATGGAGGCCGGTCCCGCCCGGCAGCGCCGCCGCTTCACCCAGGTGCCGAGCCGGATTTCCGCGCGCTGGTCGTTCCGCCGCGACCAGTTCGCCCTGTTCGAGGCCTGGTACCGCTGGCGCGCCAAGGAAGGCGGCGAGTGGTTCGAGATCGACCTGCTGGGCGGCATCGGGATGTCTGTCCACGAGGCGAGGTTCGCCCGTCAGTTCAACGCCTCCGTGGTTCGCGGCAACCGCTGGCAGGTTACATCGGAACTGGAAATCCGCGAGCGCCCGGTGCTGACCGAGGACGGCCTCGCCATCGCGCTCGACAGCGACCTGTCGGCCCTGTTCGCCACCATCGGCCGGCTGCACGGGCTTGTCCACGCCACGCTGCCCGGCGCCCTGACCTGACAGGAGCCTCCCGATGACCATGCAAACCGACCTTCAGGCGGCCGTCGACAAGGCCCTGGCGGCGAGCGCCAAGCTGCACGACATCGTCCATGGCGATGCCCAATCCACCGTCGAGACGGAAAGCGGCCCGGTCAAGACCGTCTCCGGAACGCTCATCGGATTGGAGGACGCGGCAATCGCCGCCAGGGACGCGGCCCTGGCCGCCCAGGCCGGTGTCGAGGCCGCCCGGACCCTGGCGGAAGCCGCCCGCGACGCCGCCGCCGTCGCCGAGACGGGCGCCGAGACGGCGCGGGACGATGCGCAAACATCCGCTCTCGCGGCGGAAACGGCGCGGGACACCGCAGAGGCCAAGGCGGCCGTGGCCGAGAACGCCTTCACCGACATTGATCAAAAAGTCCTCAACGGCCAGGACCAGTTGCAAACGGCGGTGGACGCGGCGCTGGCCGAGGCCCAAGCCATCGAGGTCAATACCGGGACTTCCGCCGCCGATGCCGCCGCGTCCGCCGGCAACGCGGCCACAAGCTCGGCGCAAGCCGCCATCAGCGTTGTCCAGGCCGCCGCCGCCCGTGACGAGGCCGGGGTGATCGCCGGCGGCGACTGGATCGCGTCTTCGGTGCAATACGACAACCAGGGCTCCGGACTGGCCGCCGCCACCTCCCAAGGCGCCCTGGATGAACTGACGATCAATGTCGGCGCCGTCGGCGCCGACGCCCTGGCGGCGGCGGAGTTGGCCTCCGATCTGGAGGACGCTCTCCTGCTTGATTTGAACATCTTGGTATGAGGAAAAGAATATGCCCGGACAAAACCTGACCGAATACATGCAACTGGTCGATGACATCGCCGCCAAGGGGCGATCCATCGCGGTGGACGACGCCGCCGACGCCAAGCAACTGGCCTACCTGTCGAAGGCGGTGGAGGCCATCACCGGTCCCGCCACCCGCAAGCAGATCATGGACGAGGGGGCGGTACAGACCACCGCAGTCACCGCCGAGGGCGATACCCAGACCACACGGGTCACGGCGGCCGGCGACGCCAAGGCCGCCGAGATCAACGGCCTCGACGCCCTGCTTTCGGTCTCCGGAGACACGGCGCCGGCGCTGGGCGGCCCCCTGGACGCCGCCGGCAACGCCATCGGCAACCTTCCCGATCCCCTTGCCCCCCAAGAACCGGTGACCCTGAACCATCTGGCCAATCTTCCGGCCCCGCAGACGCCCGCCGAGCCGGTGACCAGGGCTTACTTCGAGGACAACAGCAGCAGGTTCGGGCTGGTCAGCCACCTGATGAACCAGTCGGGCAACGTCAATCCAACCAACAACTACCTGACCTTTATCATGCAGAGCGGCGATATCCGCGGTATCGGTTATGGTTCCAGCAACAACTATCTGGGCACCGGCGACAGCCAGCAAAATTATTTTACCGCCGCCACGCCCGGCTTCGATCTGACGCCTCATGCGGACGGAACGCCTGTAAGGGCGCTGACGATAGAAAGCACCTATCAGGGCTCCATCGCCTTGATGGACAATGGAGAGGTCTGGGCCTGGGGATATGGCGGCCACGGACAAATCGGCGACGACAGCTTTTCGTCGCGCTATTACCCGCGCAGAGTAAGAGGCCTCAACGCCATCGCCATCGTCGGTATCGCCAGTTGCGGCGCCGGCGGCTCCGACTATTGTTCGTTCGCCGCCCTCGACGATCAGGGCCATGTCTGGATGTGGGGCTACAACGGTTACGGACAATTGGGCATCGGCGGGACCAACAATCAGGCCCGCGCCTATCAGATCAACCCCAGCTACTTCGACAACAAGGCCGTCACCCGGGTCATCGGCGCCGGGGGCAACTACGGCTATTTCCACGCCGTCGCCGACGACGGCTCGGTCTACGCCTGGGGCTACAACGGCTATGGGCAACTGGGCAACGGCAACACCGCCCAGCAGACCACCCCGGCGCCGATCGCCATCGCCACGCCGGTCAAGTATGTCCGCTCCACCGGCAGCGGCAGCTACGGGACCACGTATTTCCTGTGCGAAAACGGCGATGTCTACTCGGTCGGCTATAACGCCTACGGCCAGCTTGGCGACGGCAGCACGGCCAATCGAAGCACGCCCCTCAAGCTTGCCGGTCTGAGCGCCGTGCGCGATCTCTATTGTGGCGGCGGCAATTACACCTTTGCCTTCGCGGTCAAGACGGACGGGACCCTGCACAGCTGGGGCCATAACGGATACGGCCAGTTGGGCGCCGGCGACGCCGTTCAGCAGAACGCCCCCGGCCAGAGGACGGTGGCCGGCGCCGCCGGCGTCAAACAGGTATTGTGCAACGGCACCGGTTCCTACGGCCAGACCTACCTGCTCGACGACGAAGGCGGGGCGTTTGCCTGCGGCTACAACGGCAACGGCCAGCTCGGCATGGGCGATACAGCCCAGAGAAACAGCTTCCAGATGGTCCATCTGCCCGCCGGATGCCAGGGCGTCGTCAAGGAGATCGGCGGCTACAGCAATTCTTCGAGCACCGACGGCGTCTGGCTTCTCGACGACGGCAGGCTGTTCGTCTGCGGCGCTTCCAGCAGCTACAGCGCCGGTCAGCACCCCAACGGCGCCGTCTACATCCCCCAACCCGTTCACATGTAGGAGATCGACAGCATGACCAAGATATATTCCTGGCTGGACACGCCTGACGGCGGGTTCACGCCGCCGCAAGCCCCCGCCGGCGAGCCCCAATTGGACGCCGACGGGTATCCCGCTCCGCCCGTCCAGCCGTACATCTACCTCTGCGCCATCGACGGCGTGCACTATTGCTCCATCGCCGACGGCTTCAAGCTGCCGCGCCAGAAGAAAATCGTCAACCTGCGGGGACCGCTGACGTTCAAGAAGGACGCGGACGTCTTTAAGCGAATACGCAAGCAGGCCGATCCCTGCAAGGAGATCGACGCCCACGTGTCGCGGGCCATCCGGGAGCGCTACAGCCTGAACGACGAGCTGCAGGCGCTACGCGAGGACGACCAGGACTACAAGGCCTTCGTCGAGGGGCTGGTGAACGCGGCGCGGTCGGAGAAAGCGGCGCTCGGTCTCTATCCAGGCGCTTCGGCAACAACGGCATCGTGACATGCCCGATCCGGCGCTTTCCCAGGCCATCAAGGAGGCCTACGCCGCGGCGCCGTCCGACGTGGTCATCCTGCATACGCTGGAATTGCGTCATCCGGCGTTCGTCGATGACGCCGGCGATCCCACCGCCATCCGTGTCGTGCGCGACCACGCCGATCTGACGGCGCGGCTGGAACCGGGCGCGCCGCTGGATGGCGGGGTAATGGTCACCTTCGTGGCTCTCGCCTTCGACCTATCCCTGCCACCCATCGACACCGCCCCGGTGCCGGAGATCACGGTGACGCTCGATAACGTGTCACGCGAAATCGTCCGCCATCTGGACGCGGCGGTGGCGACCCAGGACAAAATCGAGATCGCCTATCGGCCGTATCTCTCCACCGACCTGGAAGGACCCCAGATGGACCCGCCGATCACCCTGGTGCTGACCGAGGTCGAGGCCAATGCGCTCCAGGTCACGGGGCGGGCCCGCATGCTCGACATCGGCAACAAGGCGTTCCCGTCGGAGACCTACACGGCCAAGCGGTTTCCGGGGTTGGCGAGATGACGCGTTAACTGTTGGGGATATCTTGAACGATGCCGTTCAATGAAACGTTGGCGGTGGCCCAGATTGAGGGATTAACTGTGCCCGTGCTCGTTTGCACGACAGAATGACCGCGTGGATTTCCTTCTCCGCGATGCGCGAGAGATTCTTCACGTTTTTTAGCGTGGCGGCACGCTCCTTGTCTGTCGCGGGCGGCATGGCCGGCCTATCCAAAAGATCGAGAACACCGCGAATCATGGCGTTGATTTCTCCGATCTGCTCCATGCCTTCAACAGCGCGTTCGAGCAGGTCGAGGTCTTCGTCGGCTCCGAACAGGCCGTCGATGAAGCCTTCGAGTTCTTCCGTGCGGACCTCGCACAATCGCCGGAGATCATCGTCGCTTGATCCCATGCCTTCACGCGACAGTTTGAAGGGCTTTGAACGGGACTGATGTTTGGCCAGGCTATTCCAGAGGCTCATCAGGTCCTGAAACAGCAAATTAACGGCATCCATGTCGTCGAACTCAGGCAACTCGCCGCCCCAAAGGTCCTTGACGGTCTGGACGGGCGACGCATCGAGCCTGGGGGTGGCGATATTGCCGAGCAAACGCGTGCGCACGGCATGAAACGGGACGGGACAGGCATAGCGGGCCAGCAGATTACGTATCCTTTTGTCGCCAACGTACTTGAGTGACGGTTGTTTCATTAAGGCTCCAGCCACTGAGTTCTAGTTTGCCGAATTTACCACACGATCCGCTCGGGTCGAGTTCCGGCGGGAATCTACGCGGCGAAGCGGTTTCCGGGATTGGCTCGGTAAGTTTCAAGGATAAATCAATGCATTGGGCAGAACGCTATGTCGGCATTCCCTGGTCACCAGACGGGGAAGGGCCGGACAATTATCACTGCTGGGCCTTCGTGCGTCATGTCCAGAAACAGCACTTCGGTCGGAGGTTGCCGGGTATTCCAAATCCCGAAGATGTTCTCTCCATTGCGCGCGGGTTTCGGGATCACCCGGAACGGCGGCGTTGGAAACTGGTCGCGGATGCGATCGAGGGTGATTGCGTGCTTATGCGTCAGGCCCGCTATCCCATCCACGTCGGCGTTTGGCTCGATGTGGACGCTGGTGGCGTCCTCCATTGCTCCCAGGAGGCCGGGGTGGCTTTTCAATCTCTTACGTCACTGGCCCTCAATGGCTGGCGCGTCGAGGGCGCCTACAGGTTTATCGAATAATGCAAGCCTGCGTCGTCATGATGAATAACCCGTTCCAACCGGAGCGGGGGCGGGAGGTCATGCCCGTGGCACGTCCGGTCACCATCGCGGACTGGCTGGACAAACGAGAGATCGGGGAGTTTCAGCGACCGACCATCTGCCTTCATAACGGACAAGCCCTGCTGCGGGCCGACTGGGATACCACGGTCATCGGCGACGGCGACGTGGTGGCCTTCGTCGCCCTGCCCCATGGCGGCGGCGGAGGCGGGGGTGGCAAAAACCCACTCAAGACCGTCCTGTCCATCGCCTTGATGGTGGCGGCCCCGGGCTTGGGGGGCGCGCTCGCAGGATCATTGGGGCTCACCGGAAGCCTGTTCGCCGGAACCGCCTTCGAGATTGGCTGGGGCACGGTGCTGGGGGGCGTCATATCGCTCGCCGGCTCCGCCCTGATCAACGCCGTCATTCCAGCGCCCAGGCCTTCCGTTCCGTCCATGAGCTTCAGTTCGGTCGGCGCACCACCCGCGCCGAGTCCGACCTATTCGCTGTCGGCCCAGGGCAATGAAGCCAGGCTCGGCCAGCCGATCCCGGTTCTCTACGGGCGTCACCTGATCTATCCCGACCTGGCCACCCAGCCTTATCAAGAGTTCTCGGGGGGCGACCAGTATCTCTATCAGCTTCACGTCATCGGCCAGGGCGAATACGACCTGGAGCAATTGCGCATCGAGGACACGCCCATCTCGTCTTTCGAAGAGGTGGCTTACGAGGTTGTCGGTCCCGGCGGTTCCGTCACCCTCTTCGAAACC